CAATTTTTCCTCACATAGAGTTGGAAGACATCGTCCAGGTCAATGACAAGACTAGATTGTCAGGGACCAAGACCTTCATTTCCAAAGATGAAGCTGCAGTGACACTTGTCGAGATAGAACCAGAAGCCGGCAATGGGTTCATCGACGTGACAGGGACAAAGCAAGCCGATTGGTATCTGGACTGGGAGTACGCCATGGGCGGCGTGAAGACCGTTTCGGTCCGGGTAACCACGGATGGTGCCCCAGTCACCGAGTCTTTGACTCTGGAAGTCCTGACGCAAGTTGATGACAACCAGTTTTGTTCAGATCAAGACCTAGTTTACAACGAACATGACATCATGAAATGGGTAAGGCCAGGCCGCAACACTCACAAGGACGTCATTCGAAGAGCTAAGCGCATGATCATGAAGGACCTTGAAGAGTTTGGCGTGCTTGATTCTCAAGGCAACAAGCTGACTGAGGCCGCAATTGTTGATCTTGAAGAGGTGCGTGAATGGGCCACATACATGAGCTTATTCATCATTTTCAAAACCAATTCAAATTCCACTGAAGACATCTTTTCTAAAAAGGCGGCTGAGTACAAAGAGCGTGCCCAAAAGTCCAGACATCGATCTTATTTCAAGTTTGATTGGAACGGTGATGGCATCATTGACCGGGATGAATGGATCACTTTCCAAGCCATTGAGGTCTATCGCAGATGAGTCTTGATCTGGTCACACCTTATTTTGAGGACAAACTTGTTGAGCTTGGCTGGACCCTTTGGGATGAGCCATTTGCCTTCGACAACATTCCTTCAGACATCCTGGACCATGGTTTTCAGATTGAAACTGGGGACCTTACTGGTGAAGGAATCACCCAGACTGTTCTTGAAACCCGGATGGATGTGACTGTCAGACTGTTCCGAAAGGGATACAAGACTCCGAAGGCCATCAAGGAAGAGCTTTTGACAGAGGTCCAGCATGTGCTTTGCCTTTGCTTGACCGCATCAAACAGATTGACCGCAGGAATCAAGAACATAGAATTTTTAAGTATGGTGCCAACGCCCCTGAATCTTGAGAATGACAACGCGATTGTCGCGACTTGTGTTTTCAGATGCCGGGTAATTTTGAACATAGGAATTTAAAAAAACCTTAAGGGGGAAAAATGAGTTGTGATACAGGAACAGGCAATATCAGGATTGAACCAGTAAATGTCACCTGGGAAATCGAAGAGCAAGGCACAGTCACTTGTGTTGCAGACGTTGCAGAATCTTTGGAAAACAAATGGTTCGGAATCCAAGCCTCTAATCTTACTAAGTACTACGTTTGGTACACAGTAACTGGCGGAGCATCAGCAGTTGATCCAGCTCCAGCAGGCAGAACAGCTCTTCCTGTGACTATCGCTGCAAACGCATCTGCCTCTGCTGTTGCAACCGCTACAGCTGCCGCAATTGATGCCGTTGGTGGCGGATTGTTGTTTGAATCATCTGCAACTGACGACAAAGTTTACATCACAAACATCGGTGCAGCAGACGTTGAAAAGGTATTCGATGGAACAGCTTCAACTGGATTCACATTCGCTCAGTGTCAGCAAGGTGGATACCTTGATTGCGGGCTCCTTTCGGGAAATGTAGAGAGCAATTTTGAGTCCGCATTTTTGGAGATCAAAAGCCATCAGACCGGGAGTTCCCTACGTGCCGAGCTCAGGATGGGAACCAGTGCTGAAGTCTCTTTGACCATGCAAGAGACCAACGTTGACCGAATCAAAGAGGTCTTCGCAACAGTTAACGGTGGATCACACACACCAAGCGGTGGCACTGAGTTGTTCGGTTGGGGCACAAACCTTCAAGGAACAAACACCATCATCCAAGCTCGCAGACTTGTATTGCACCCCGTTACAATGGGCGCAGACCGAAGCCGCGATCTTTGCTTCTGGAAAGCAATGGCAATGCCGGAAACGATGGTTTTCTCAGGCGAAGAGGTCAACACTATCGCTGTGAGTTTCAAGACTTACATTGATTCAGAAAAGCCAGATGAGATTCAACACTGGTCATACGGTGACTGGACTCAATTGATTCCAGGCGCTTAATTTTAAAGGGGGATACTCGTGTCATTTGAAGTAAAGCGCTCAGTCGAGCGCGTTTGCCTGTACGGGACTTGGTTCACGTTAAGGCAACAAACTGTCAGGGACGCAAGGACTGCGGCTCAAAAGGCTAAGGAAAAGCTGTCAGACGACCAAGCTTTTTTCGAAAGTCTGGAGCTCTTGTCTGGCCTTGCGGTCAAAGACGAAAACTTCAAGACTGATGAAGAGGCCCAAAAGGCATTCCGTGAGGCGCTTGAGCAGATGGAGCTTGAACACTACGTTGAGCTTTCAAAGCATCTTGCTTCGGCGTTTTCAAAAAAAAAGGAATTAGTAGCTGGGCCATAAGGAAAGCAAAGACCGCGAGGTTCTATGGCTGGACTGACAGGGAAATTGAAGACATGGCGCTTGTGACGTTCAATGAATATTGGGAAGCCATGACTGCTGTTGAAGCTCAAGAGATGCTTTTGTCATTCCAGATTGCTTCATGGCCCATGTTCAAAAAGGAAACTAGATCTAGGGTTCACAAAGACATTCAAAAGCTTGCGAATCCTAAACTCAGTGACGTCGCAAAAGAGCCGGTCAACATGGAAAACATTGTTGCGAAACTCACAGGTGCAAAGGTGAAACCACGTGGCAGCTGATGGTATAGTTGAAATTGAAGTAATATTAGAAGACGGGTCGGCTCAAAAAGGGTTCTTGCGCCTAAAAAAGCAAGCTGAAGACTTCAAGAAAACTGCTGAAGGTTCGGTCGGTAAGGGCACAGAAAAAGCCACAGAGGATGCGGGCAACGCACTCAACAGTCTTGGGTCAAGATTTGGCCAGGTCGCCTCAGCTGCTAGAGCTGTTGCAATTCCAGTTGGTGCCGCAGCTGCCGCAATTGGTGGATTGTTTGCCGCAACCAACGCTTCGTCAAAGATTGTCGATGAGCTTAAAGCCATCAACAGTCAGTTTGATAACCTAGCAGCACGTGGTGGCGCGTCTGCAAATGTCTTGAGAGAGTCATTTGCTGAAACCGCAAGAGGTTTAGTCAACCTAGACGATGTTATCAAATCATCAAACCTGACTTTGGGATCACTTGAGATTTCAGCGTCTACGCTTGCAAAGAACTTTGAGATTGCACGACAAGCTAGTGTGGCTTTCGGTGTGGATACTGTTCAAGCCTATGAAGCATTGAACCAGGCAATCATCACAGGTAACACAAGGTCACTTCGCCAGCTTGGTTTGTTCATTGATTCAAAAGAGGCAATTGATAATTATGCAAAAAGCCTTGGTGTTGCCGCTCAGTTTTTGAGTGATACAGGAAGACAACAGGCAATTGCAAACGCCATCGCTGAAAAGTCCGCAACTGTTTTTGAAGGTGTTAACACCGCAACAGAGAAAAATAGTGATGCTACAAAACGCCTTTCGGTTTCTTATGGCCAGCTGAAAGATGCAGCCGCAGCATATATTGATGCAACAATAGGTCCGGCGGCTGCAGCTTCAAACAACTTCCTTGCCCAAGCCGCTGACAGACTAGCTCTTCTTTTGAAGCCAGCGGCCAACACGCCAGAGCAACAGCTCAAGGACATTCGAAGCCAGATTCAATTCATGGATCAGGACCTTCAGTTTCTGATTGATCGACAGCGAACATTCGCAGCTCAGCCTTTCGACAAAGAGAAAATCGCTCAGTATAGGGCAGAGATTCAGTCGCTAAGGGAAGAGGAAGAGAAGCTTGGGATGGCTCAAATGAAGAGATCACAGGCGTCTGCAAATGCCACCCGTGACGAGCTAAGAGATAATCAAAATTTATTGCTTCAACAGCAGGCTCTGTTTGCTCAACAGCAACAGCTCGCCCAGCAACGAAACATGATGGATCGGGCTAACGCTGAAAACAGAATGGCGACCGCTCAAACTGAAGAGGAATTTAACAGGGCTAAGGCCGATGCATTGATGGCCGAAACAATGCAATACGAGTTTCAAAAAGATGCCATCAAAAAGCAATACGCCGCAGCTGGGTTAGCTGGAAGGCAAGCCGAGCTTGATGCATTGGCTGCACTTGAAGAGCAACACTCCGCACGGGTTGTTGCCATTGCTCAAAAAGAAAATGCAAGCATGGTGAAACTCCGTGGAATTGTGCAAGCAGGAATAGTTAACGGGCTAACCAACGCATTCGCCGGACTTGGAAAAGCTCTTGTGAAAGGCCAAAACGGATTTGAAGCAATGGGAAAAGCTGTGCTTGGCGCACTTGGCGCCATGGCCATTCAGATCGGCACTATGATGGTCATGATTGGTCTAAGTTTCAAAGCTCTTGGACCAGTGCTTCCGGTCTTTGGTTTATCTGGTGCCGCTGCAGTCGCCGCAGGTCTCGGCTTGATTGTCCTCGGTGGCGCATTGTCAGCAATGGGCGAAGGCGGGGAAACCGCTGCAGGCACGGCTTCCGCAGGTGGTGGCGTATCTGGAAACGGTGGCACCGCAAATCTTGGCGGAGCTGCGGATGGATCACAGCTTGAAGACGTAAAGCCAGGCACACAAATCGCGGTCCATATAAATGGAAACGTCTGGGACCGTAGGGCCACTGGACTCGAAATCGTTTCTGTGATTCAGGAACACTTCGACACAAACGGCGGGCAGACATTGGTTGGGGTGACTTAAGATGGCTTTGGATGTCTTCTCAAAATTTTACTATGGCTTCATCATCGACAACGACAATCGCTTCCTGAATTTTGATGAGGGCGGACTTGAACTCACAGTTGAACTTTTGGGTGGATCCTATTCCTTCACTGAGGGTGCGGTGATGGTTCAAAATGCCTTCAACGCTGCAGGTGCCTTGGGATATACAGTCACACCTGATAGAACCACGCGGTCTTTGACTATCTCAGCGACTGGCACTTGGAATGCATTGATTCAATCGGGAACTCTTGCAGCGAACCAAGCGTGGGACCAAATAGGATTCACAGGGCTTGTCGATTTGACAGGGGCCTCAAGCTACACGGGCGACACTCCAGTAGTATCATCCTTCCAGCCTCAATTCTGGCTTCAGGACTACACGCCTTCATCGAACAAAAAGAAAAAGTCTGAAAGCACAGTCCGGAAAACGGCCACCGGAGCGGTTGAGGTGGTAACCTTTGGCGATGAATCTTACATGAAGTGTTCGATCATGTTTTCGACAGACCTTCCAATGGATGACAAGGTGATTGCAAACAACCCGACAGGCCTTGCAGACTTGAGGTCATTCATGGAGTTTTGCATCACAAAGGCGAAGCTTGAATTCATGGAAGATGTTGCAGTTCCAAATAACTTTGAAACAATGATTCTTGAAAGTACCGAGCAAGGTCGAGACGGCACCGAGTTTGAACTGAAAGAGATGGTATCTCAAAACCTGCCCGACTTCTATGAGGTCAAAGGGCTTACGTTTCGAGTGATTGAGGATTGACTGTGAATAGCTATTTGCCCATTATTGACACATGGTTAAGATATACAGAGCTTACGCTCCAAATGGGCTTAGT